GGTCGTCAAAGCCCCTGATTTCGGCTCTTATCCATCTATGGACATAGCCTTGTGGCGGGTCCGGCGCATCCAGTAAGGATGGGGGTTTCCAAGGTTGCCTGCGGGGATTAGCCGTTCGGGTCTTAGAGGCGCGAGGAGCCCGATCAATAATTTCTTCAGACATCATCATCTCCTAGCGTTTGTATTTCGCGTATTGTTCCAGAGGAACCCCAAGCTTTTTTGCTATTGCAACCTCGCTTGGAGATAATCTCACTGTTTTGCGCCCGGATGATCCGGAGCGGGTAGCAGAGGCGACTGCCTGTTGGGGCCGCCGCACTTCTGTAGAAGATTGCGATCCATTAAACTTGTGCGGAAACGCAACCTTAATTCTGTTATCGATCTCATCGTAATACTCGGGACTTTCCGTGTCAAAGCCTTCTTCTTCGACCAGAGTCTTGTGTATACCAAACGCCGCGAACGTCATTGCGTCGTCTTCCCCGAACCAACTGTTGCGCTGGGCCCACGTCAGCGCCTTGGGATCTGGTCGAACAGGGACCTGCTGCGGATACTGGGCTTGCTGCTGCGGATACTGGGCTTGCTGCTGGGCTTGCTGCTGGGCTTGCTGCTGGGCTTGCTGCTGATACTGAGCTTGCTGTTGTTTAGCACTGCGGACACGCTCTTCTTCGATTGCCAACTGGGAGAGTTTCTTATTCAGTGCAACCTGAGCCGAAGTGTCGTTCGTGGCAATTGCCGTTTCCAGGTCTCGGGATAAGGAATCAGATTGCGTGGCGATCCGGTCTCCGTACTCCGTAACATATCCCTGATCCAAATCTTGTACGCGGGTCCTAAGCTGGTTGTTCTCCGCTTGCATATTCTTCGCGTAATCAACGGCAGCGGCTTGCTGCCTCTCCATCTCCCGAGCTTTTTTAGTAAGCTTGTCAATACGACGCTTGACCTTCTTACTATACTCCAGATGCTCTTCTTCTGGGTTTTCGGTGCCACCGTCGGGATCGTCTGGACTAAGTTCCAGAGGCTCTACTTCTACGTCAACGGATTGTCCCGAATCTGGGATGTCTACAAACAACTCTTCTTGATCAATATCTGGCATGGTATCTTTCCCATGTTAATAGTGCAGGATGTCTTCGGGATCCTGAATAACCGCAATGACCTCATCGTCATTTAAAACTCGCACTTCGCCGCCGTCGATCTTAAAACGAGCGCCCGCGTAACGCCCAAAGATAATCCAGTCTTTTTCCCCGCACCACGCTCCGCTGGGGAACTTCTTCTTATCCGCATAAGCCAGTGGGCCTACTCTTAGTACGTAACCGCAAACAGTGGCAACTGATTCTCTGTCCACGACAGCGTCCGGAAGCAGGACGCCACCTTCTGTACGACCCTTGCCCCTATAAGGGAGAATAAGAAGCCGCCATCCGGTGGGAGAGGGCATCCTCTCAAGGGTATCAAGGTCTATCTTGCTGGGATCCAGGACGCGCTCGCCGGGCTCAACATAGGCCGGGGTTATGGACACTAGATTATCAGACTTTTTAGGGCTTTCAGACATTAGTCCGCCTTTTCTAAGATTTCTCTCAACTCCTGACCTATATAGTCTAAAGACTCGACGTTGCCAACAAGTTGTTTGTATTCTTCGTAGTTTGCCGCCGTCCCAGCCGTCATCATTCCAGAAATCCGGTCGCGCCGCTCTTGAATGGTTTTCAAAAGGTGTTCTGCAAGAAAGATGCCGTCCATGGAAAGCCTCCGATTAGGTGGTTTCAAAAAGTTCGTGCGGAAGGTGGGTCACGGTTTCTTTTCTGCCTTGGGAGAAACGGCCTTCTCGTAGTAGATAATAAGCTGCTTCTGCTGCTCAAGAAACCGCTTCAATTCTGCCATGTTAAGCGCCAACGTCTCATAATCCCTTACGCTAATTGCGTAAAAAAGCAGGTCTCCATTCTCCTTCTCAAACCGCTTCTTAAACGCCGGGAACGTGTCCTCGGTCACCACATAAAAATGCAGGTTTGACAGTTTCACAGGCCGCGGCCTGTTCTGCGTGGGTATCTTGCGCTCGACCTCGACAGTCCTTATTTCAAGCGGCATTAGCTCCTTGAAGCTGCTGCAACCGCTAATTAACAGGGGCAGGAGCAGGAGCGCCGGATATCGCTTCCAGTGACCTGAAGAGCTTCTTTGTGCCATTGTTAATCTTCTTTTCTACCAGACCGGGTTTCCGAAGACTGAGTTTGGCGAGGTCATGCTTCCTCAATTTCCCGATCAGCACATCCTTGTAGGCGTTCGCCTTGCTCAGATTGGTCTGAAGCTCCTTGTTCAACTCCGCGAACTTCTCGCGGTCTTCGATCATGGCGTTGATTGTGTCGTCCTGCATCTGTTTTGCGGTCTCCAACTTGGCCGTGTTCTCGGTCAAAATTCGGATGCGCTCTTGGCTATCTTTGTAATAGTAGTAGGCCCCGTAAACGCTGCCGCCTACAAGGCCCAGAACTACGATCAGGATATAAACCCTGATCATTTACAGGACGCCCTTTTCCCTCAGAACAAATGCGATGGCGGCAGCAACAACAGCCCCCATAATCAGCAAGGGCTCGCCAAGCAACACACCTATGCCAACGCCGCCAACGGCGCACGCAGCGTAGGACGAAGGCTCTCTCAGCCGATCATAAACCCACTGGAATATTTTCATAACTCTCTCCTTTAGTTGAAGTTATTTACCCTTTGCCAGCATGATGATGACGACAATTACCATGCTCATAATCAAAATCTCACCCAAGGTGAACGTCATCATCATCTTATTTGCCCTTCGACATGTAGGCCGTCATGCCCATGTACGATCCGACGACCCCAGCTTGGCCGATATAGAATAGCCCAAACAGGTCTGAAAGAGCTTTAATTCTTGCATCTGGGAATATGGGGAGGAAAACCGCGAACGTAAAGACAATCATTGACCCCATTGCCACCCAAGCCATCCGACGCTGTGCGTCCATTTTCTCGGCAGCCTCCAACGCGGCACTAGCCGCAAGCTCCGGATCACTGACCACGCCGTCGCCGTCCATATCAAGCGATGCGTACATCGACTTCTCCTGCATCTGCTTCCGATTTGCCATGTCTATTTCCTCAAAAGTGGGTTATCGAGTGCGTCTCTGAGCTTCTGTCACAACTCACAGAGCATCCCGGCCATAAGTAAAATGACCGTACTCGCAGAGGTGATCCACCTCACCGCTTTTCTCCTTATTCAACAAACTTTAAACGTGCCGCCGCGAAGAGCGTCGCCCATGCCGCGGTTCTTACCCGCAACCACGGAGCCTTTCGCGACATCCGGCGTCTTCTCGACTTCGCCGTCGTTGTAAGGAACGTACCCCTGATCCTTTACCACGATACCTTTCCGTGCAACGCCGACTGAACTCTTTTTTCCTGCCATAATAGTCTCCTATTAACTTCTCTGTTTCATCATCTCGCGTTCGCGAGCAGCCTGTATACGAGCAGCCACAATTCCTTCCTGTGACTGGATCCTTTCCATGCCAAGTTTCGTGTTGGCCTGCGCCTTCTGCTGGTCCAGCGCAAGTCTTGACTGATCCACCTGATTTTCCGCCGCATCCTGTTTGGCCCGCATCTCCAGGTCCTGCTGCTTCAAAGCAATAAGAGGGTCTTGCTCTCCGCCTCCGCCGCTTATTTCGGCGCTCATAGCTTTTACTTCTTGCATACCCTGCGCGATGAACTCTGCGACCATGGACTCTATTTCAAGACTCTGCTCCTCAGTCGGGGCCTGACCCTGAAGCTGATCAATCATCTGAGAAGCAACCTGCTCCTTGGACTGAACGGAAACATGCTCCATGATGTGCTTCTGCAAGGACATTGCGACAGCGGGAAGCTGTCCGATTAAAGGAGCCGAACCAAACACAAGATGCGCCATTATATGAGCCTTGTGATTCTGCCCCTGAAACGCCTTTAACTCTACATTTTCCAAAGCCTCGGAGTTCTCAACCGCCGGATCCTTTGGTGTCTCTTCTTCCTGATCAACGACCTTCAAGATTGAATCTACGTCCCGAACACCAATTGCCTTATACATGCGGCGGAATGCTTCGTACACATTATGAAGATCCGGAGCCGACTGGGCCAACTGGAGTTGCGTTTGTGCAAGAGTGATCCGTTGCGACATGGAGAAGATGTTTGGATCTGACACAGGAATAACATCGATCCTATCGTCAAAATCTTCCGCTTTAATAGTCCGCTCCGCGCCCACAACGTTGTAGGGGTATTCAGGGGGCAGGGATTCGCCAAACACCTTTGCGAGCAGTGAAAACTCTTCTTTCTGGGCGTAGTGCATCCGCTTGTGAATGGCGGACATTACCTTTGCGCCCTGCTCCAGCATTGCAATGGTAGTACCGACCGCGGCCTGCTGGTTACCGTCGCCTACCTGCAAGTTGGAAACCGCCGCAAAGCGCTGACCGGCCTCCACGCAGAAACCCATCAACTGAAAGAGTGTCTGATCGGCCCCCTTGTACGGAAGCAGCATCAAAGAATCGCGGATTGCGCCGCCCGGAGAATCTACGTCGCGGAACTCGCCCGGCGACAGAGGCTCGTCGTCATTGCGTATACGAAGCCCACGAGTTTTGAAACCCGCCGGGAGATTGGACAAGGTCCCTGCATCGATAAGCTGACGCAGTGCTGCGGTGGCCGTGCGGCTTAATCCGCCAATCATGTGGATCAAACCAAGGCCATAGAAGCCAAAGCCGGGAAGGAACTTGAAGTGAACGAAATACTGGTTCTTGTTCCGGTTATCGTCGTCCTCCTTGTAGTTGCGGCGGATACTGAGAACCTCACCACTGTCCTCGGACACCGTAACAACATACGGAAGCTTGATTCCCGTCGGCTCTCCGTCTTCCCCAACGTCCTCGAACCCTTCA